TCAAAAATTGAGATATGCAACTAGCTTATTAACGGCCTCTTTATTCTGATTCTTTGTTACATGGGTGTAGATATTGAGAGTGGTTTTGACATCCGAGTGGCCTAGCCTTTCCTGAACCTCTTTGACAGTGGCCCCAGCAGAAAACAAGGCGCTTGCGTGTGAATGCCTGAAGCCATGAATTGTAATACGGTGTTCAATTTTATGAGTATCCTCGATTGACTTGAGCCAATCAGCGGGTTTGTGTAAAAGCAAGTGCTTATTCTTGCTGTTTGAAAATACAAGCTGATCAGGTTTGTTGGTGTTAAATCCTAAAGCCATATACTTTTGTAGCTGAACAAGCCGCCAGTGCTTCAATGTAGACATTGTCTTACTATCCATGGTTATAGTACGTCTGCTTTTCCGTGTCTTGGGTGGCTGAACAAGCTGACGGCCGTTCATGCCTTGCGATAGTGTCTTGTTGACTGTTATTGTGCTGTCGGTAAAGCTAATATCTTTCCAAGTCAGTGCTAAACATTCACCACGTCGAAGGCCACCAAAGGCTAGTATTCTGAAGAGCGCAGCCTTCTGTGGTTCTTGCTTTGCATCAATATAACTGAAGAACCTTGTTAGTTCTTGCTTATCCCAAAAGTTCGCAGCAACATCACCAATTTGTTCCTTCTCTTTTGGAATGATGACAAGGTCAGCCGGGTTTTTATTAATGTAGCCACGGCGTAAGGCAAAGCGAAGAATGCGACTGGTAGTTGTAAGCCATCTTCTGTAGTTCCTAGTGACTTGTTTTGACCATTGGTTAACGGCTTGCTGTAGCTGCGCTGTGGTGATCTTATTAATTGGTTTGTTACCAAAAAGCGGTAAAACGTGTTTCTTAACTTGTATATAGGTGCGCTCGTACGTGCTTTCTCGAACGGTATTCTTATATGCTGCGTCCCACTCAAGATAAACAGCTTTGAACGTCATGCTTCTATTAGTCGATAAACTGCCTGCATCAGCATCTAAGGTAAATCTGGATGCTGCTAGGGCAGCTTCTTTTTTGTCTCGGAAGCCTCGCTTATGAATTCGACGCTTCTTTCCAGTTAGTTCATCAGTACCAGCAGAGACAAAAATTTCATATCGTGTATCTCCGCTGCTGTTTTTGTAACGTTTGATTGTTGCCATGTTTTCCCTCCGTACCAGCTTGCGGGCGGGGATCGGGAAGAGAAATTCATTAAATTATCTTGAAATTTGAAGTGTTGAGTTTTTTGCTAGTGCTTCCCCATGGTAACAGCAGAAATAAACTAACCGTCTGTTGTCCGCTCTCGTTAGAACTTGAAACTATTTTATTAACTTCGTCCTTATGGTTCTCAAGAAAAGTTTGAATGCACCCAATGTATTTTTTCTCAATTTCTTTTTGAAACGCAATAGGTGCCGATGCAAAGAGCTTTTTGAGTTGCTCTGTGGAGTCGACCTCATCCTCTTCATTAGCGAGAACATAAACTGCATGCACATCAAATGGAGTTTGTTCTGACAACAGTCCCCAAGTCTCTTTTTCAGACATTAAATAAATAGTAGGAGCAAATGTTCTCATTCCGGAGGCACTTTCAAATCCCAGCCAAATCTCGTCACCTTGTAGTTTTATACGAGTAGCATAAGGCCAATATAAGAAGAAGTCATTCGGAGTGACTTGTAAATAACGGCATAATATGTCGATTGTTTCAGTAGCAATGTTTGCATTTGGTTTGTTGACGATATTTGATACAGCATTTCTAGATAATCCCGTGTCTTCAACAACTTGTTTGATAGACAATTGTCGTTCAGCCAACAAAACACTAAGTCTGTTTGCAAGCAAAATATTCACCTTCTTCGTAAGAAGTATATCATTTGTACTTCGAAATCGCCAAATAAACATTGACATAGTTGCGTGACGATGTTACCTTTTATTTGTTCCTAATGATTTCGAAGTACAAATAATGATAAGAAGGTGCAAATAATTGAAGAATAATTTAGCGGCTATCATGGGTGACCGTCTTGTAACAATTACTGATGTATACAAAGCTACAGGAATAGCGCGGTCAACTCTTGTTCGTCTTTATTATCGTCGTGCAAAGAATGTCAATCTTGTTACGTTGAAAACGTTGTGCGATTACTTGGGTGTCAGTCTCAGTGAACTAATTGAATACAATCCATCCAAGCAACAATTGTCATGGCATTAGACAGAAAGGACGTGGGTAATACGGCTATTAGTGTCGCAATGAGTTTACCGGATGATTTTGAAGCTCAAATAAAGCACGACATGTACTCGACTGCTTTAGAAGCATTTAAAGTGACAGCAAGCAGGCATACCTTTGCAGAGTATATGAAACGTAAGGGTGCAGCCGAGTATTTAGGTATCAGTACAGGGTATCTCGATCAATTAACCACCAAAGGTCTGCCGACGATTTTATTAGATGGCTTGAAGCTGTACAAACGGTCATCGGTTGATCAGTGGATGATGGATCATCAAGTTTAATCCAAGTCTTGCGGGCGGGGATTTTGATGGCAATTGTAAGCAACTTATGACAAGCGCATAGCGCAGCGCTAGGAGGAAACATTATGAATTTGTTTAGTAAAGAAGAGATAGCACTAGATCACGAGCTTGGAAATTTGATTGACGACATTAAGCTTAACGTTCATGCCATTGCAGAAGACAGTACTGTCACGGTTGATGGCAAGTATATTTCCAATAGCGAGTTGGCTGTTACGACTGCAAAAGAGCTGCTGCGGGTATCGGAGATCCTAAAGCTGTATGAAAACGAGGACGATGCCGATGATTAGCATTATTACGTGGCTACTAAGCCACCCGGCAGTTATACCCGTCATGCTGATGGTTTTCATGAACGGTGGCGTGCTGGGAGCGTTTCTACAGTTTAGAGAGGACTATGACCATGGCAAAAATGATAAATAGCAAGTATGGGTGGACGTGGCCACAGTTTGTAAAGGCTGACGCTGATTGTGATCGGTATTGGCAAGCTCAAAAAGCCGAAAAACGTTCACTAATTGAGGCCACAAAAAAATCGCCAAGAGTGCCAGCTCAAGGCGAGAAGAAGACAAGCGAAAAGATACATATCAACTTTTAGCTTGCTTCTATTAGATGTTTTTGTCAAGGAAAATGGAGGCAATTAATATGAAAAATGTTTCAAACAGCACCAAAGCGCCTGATTTAGATATGGCGTCTTTGAACCTCAGCACTGCAAAAGGACTTCTAGAAGCCCTTCGTGATCAGTTAGATAGTATTGAAGAACTGGTTTTTTACTATAGAAAAAATCATACACAAACAGAGGCCTTGCGACTCGCGTATGAGGCTAATCGATCATTTTATACATGGATGGCACTCCTGAGACCAATTCAAGATTACGTTGATAGCAGCTTGGCAACGATTGATGAGGTCAACAAATGATGAAGAAAGATTATTATACAACCGCACAGGCGCTTTTAAGTGATACAAGTGCAATGGTGAATATCTTGCGACATCAGATCAATAATGAACAGCAATCAGCACTGGCCGACACAGTCGCTGACATGATCATTGATGCTCGCCGTCTACTTATGGAGGGAGATGCTGTCGATGGTCGACGTGCTTAAAGTAGCGCTTGGATATCAACAGCATGGCTTTGCAGTCTACCCACTTGCGCCAGAGACACGAACACCACTTGCTGGTTCGCATGGGTACAAAGATGCCACCAAAGACCCAGAACAGGCCAAGAAATGGTGGGGCGAACATCCTAACTACAATATTGGCTTGGGGCTTGATGGTGTGCTGGTGTTTGACATTGATATGGGGCATAAAAGCGAGGCTAATGGCAATGAGTCGTTGGCTAAATTGAGCGCTGATGGTCGTGCTGATCAAATTCCTTCTACCTATATAGAAACAACGCCAAACGGTGGACTCCATATTTTCTTCACCTATCCCAAGGAATTGAAGCTAACCAGTCGATCAGATCTGTTCTCTAAGAATGGCGAGAAAACCGGCCTCGACTATGTCGCGACTGGTGTACCGGTTTTCCCTAGCATTCGCGAGAATGGTATGTATCAACCACTCAAAGGGCACAAGATCACCAAATTAGCCCCAGTGCCTCAGTGGTTACTAGATGAAATCCAACGTGTCAGCCACCCTAACCCAGTGTTTGGTGGTTCAACAGTTTATCGAGGCAAACGATGGACAGGCAAGCTGCTAGATGAAATAGTGAACGGCACTAGTACCGGCAATCGCAATGACTTTCTGACTAAGATTGCTGGCAAAATGTTCTTCACAGGTGCAGAACCGCAGACAGTATATAACCTGCTGTTTACAACTAATGACAACTATTTAGATACACCGCTGGCAGAAACCGAAGTTAATAAGATTTTTAAGTCAGTATTGAAAGCCGAAGAGAGGAGGCGTGCGGTTGGTTAAAGCGATGCCCGAAGATATTAAGCAAGAAGCAAAGAAAGTAGTCAACGTTGATTTTACAGGTCAAGAGCAATGGCGAAATGACCTTAAACTTGATGGCAATGGTGGGATTAGAAAAGATTCGGTGGTTAATATTCAACTGCTACTTGATAATGATCCAGCCTTCGCCAATGTCATCGCTTGGGACGACTTTTCAGAGATGCTTATCAAGACAAAAGGCGTTAAAGGATTGCCGATTCGTAAAGGTTTCTGGACTGATGAAGATGATGCTGTCGTCCGCTCATATATGGAGCATAAGCACAATCTCTTGTTTAGCAAGCAGAATGAACAAGATGCAATGGTTGTTGTTGGCAAGGAACATTCAATTAATCCGGTTAAAGACTGGATCGAAGCTGAAAAATGGGACGGTACCCCTAGAGCAGAACGTTACTTCATCGACTATCTAGGTGCGGAGGATAGTGAATATACCCGTGCTGTTACTCGTAAATGGTTAGCTGGTGCTGTAAAACGTGTCTATCAGCCCGGTTGCAAGTTTGAACTCGTTCCAATTCTTGAAGGTAAACAAGGACTTGGTAAGAGCACGGCTGCTCGTAACTTATTCCCGAAAAAGTTCAGCGATTCATTAAAATCAATGGGCAAAACGGACGAAGATTATAAGAAGCTGCAAGGCAACTGGATCATGGAACTCGGTGAACTTTCCGCTATGAAAAAGACCGAGATTGAATCAGCTAAGAGCTTCATCAGCGCCCAGTCTGATTCATACCGAGGGAGTTACAGCCATTATGTTTACCCACATTTACGCAAGTGTGTGTTCATTGGCAGCACTAATCAACAGGACTACTTGAAAGACGCTACTGGTGAACGCCGTTTCTTCCCTATCAGATGCGGCGTTACAAAGCCCACAAAGACCGTATGGCGCAATGAAGAAAGCGTGCCTAAGATTAACCACGATATACATCAGATACTGGCAGAGGTCAAAACATGGGTGGATGCAGGTGAGAGTGTCTTTGCTGATGATAAGCTGATGCAACTGGCTAAACCATATCAACAAGAAGCAGAGACCGTTGACCCTATGAAAGAGGCCATTGAAGACTTTCTCAACATGAAAGTGCCATCGAATTGGGAAAATCTGTCATTGAGCCTAAAGGCCAGCTTCTTTCACACTCATATTGACCATAACGGTGATGTGGCCACTTGGTTACAACAGCACTTGGATGCTGGAGAATTACAACCACTGCAACAAACCACCACTAGAGAGATCATGGAAGTGGTGTTCGACAAGTCAGTCGATCGTTACCTGATGGGGCGCACAAACTCTGATGCAAAACGTATTAAGCTCATTATGGACAACATGGAAGGCTGGCAAGCACAAAGGCTGCGCGTCAACGGAAACAGACCACATGGTTATGTACGGACATAGTTTTCTCGTTTCTAACGTGGTCCACGTGGTAAATCCCACGCACAGCAATGGATTGCGAGTTTTGTATACGTGGGCTAAACGTGGTCCATGCGTGGTCCACCGTTTACAGCTAAGAAACTGGACCGGGTGTGGACCGGGTATAGACCACGTGCGTTGCAATTCAAAACGCCGGCATATCAGCGTTTGCCCGGGTGGACCACGTGGACCACGTCAAAGACAAGCAAGTTTAAAACTACCCACAAGGAGAAATTGAAATGACAAAAACAGCATATCGCAAAGCAGCACTTGTAGACGTTAAACACGATCGAGACAAATGGGCTGAACTTGGGGCGCTTGTAAAAGAGCGCTACTTAGTTCGTAGCATGACACCAAAAGATTGGTTCATCATTGTTAAGCAACGTGAAGGCTATGAAATCGAAGTATACCCAACTTTTGAAATATCGGACGGCTTTCAATTCTCACACGTTAACCTATTGACACGATCTTCATATGGAAGCATTAGCCACATTGCATACCATGAACTTTGCTCCTCAGCAAGTGACACCATTAGTTCAATTGACCGCATGATTGGTCTTGCCAAGGATAAGAGATATTAAGAACCCCCAAGGCCGAGATGAAAGCGAAGTGATGCAAATGAGTGTGCCTTTGCACATTTGCATGCACCCCGGGTGTCGTCGCATGATCCCGTTCAATCAGCGCTTTTGCGAGGAGCATAAGCAAGACAAGAGCAAACAAGCGACGAATCAGGAACGCATGCAATATGAAGAGAAGGAATTACGTTTCTACAAGTCAACAACATGGACAAAGCTTTCAAAGTCATTCAGGTTGCGCAATCCAACTTGTGCTAGCTGTTTGAAACGTGGGATTATTCGTCAAGCTGTGCTTGTTGATCATATTGAGCCAATCAAAACAGCTTATGGTTGGCACCACAGGCTTGATGAGAGCAATTTACAAAGCTTGTGCCAGACTTGTCATAACGCTAAGACCGCACGGGAGGTAGCACAACGCCGGATGAGATCCCCCGACAGATCGACCCCCGCCCCCAAATTTTAGAGCGAAAGAACGGTCGGCCTCTTTTCTTTTCGATGAATACCGAAAATCATAGAACCTAGGTATAATCAATATGTTATAATTATAATAGATATAAACGAATACAAATTCAGAAAGGACGTTACACATGGGAGCACCCCTAAAATCAGTGACTAACCTAAGTGCACATTTATCCAAAAAGCAGTTAGCTGATCGTGTTGCCTCTGAAAAAGCACTGTTCACTTACAAAGAATTGCAAGTACAGCCCCCTACATGGCTTGATGACTATGCTGTGACCGAGTGGCACCGTATTGTACCATTGCTAAAAAAAGACATTCCAGTTAGTGAACTAGATGCTGCCCTGATTGCCAGTCATTGCCAAGCCTATTCTGACATTCAGAAAGCTGCCGAGCTGGTTCAAGAACAAGGTATGATGGTTGAAACCACCGATAGTGTGAAAGCTAACCCAGCAGTTAAAATGAAGCTGGATGCCACAAATCAAATGATGCGCATTGACGAAGTATTGGGACTGTCAGTGTATAGCCGGGCGAAACTTGCCTTAAAGAGTGAGACTAAGAAGAAGCCTGACGATCCGTTTGCGGAGCTGGTGTCATCGTGAACTATGCGACTGAATATACCGACAAGGTGCTAAGCGGTGAGATTGTTGCCGGTAAAAAGATTAAGCAAGCAGCAAGACGTTATCGCAGAGACTTGAAAGCCAGCAAGCGCAAAAAGAATCCGTGGCCGTATTACTTTGATGAGGACTTTGCCAACAAAGCCATTGAGTTTATAGAACTGATGCCGGCACGTGATGGGTCACCACTCAAGCTAGAACTTTTCCAAAAATATTTGATCTCAGAGCTTTTCGGGTGGAGAGACAAAGAAACCGGAAATCGTCGTTATGATCGAGCTTACATCAGCATGGCACGCAAGAATGGTAAGAGCTTCCTGATGGCTGATCTAGGCGCGCTGTATCTCCTCATGGAAAACAAACCAGCCATGAATCGCGAAATTGTCTACACAGCCAACAGTAACGCCCAAGCGCACTTAGCCTTTGATATGCTGTCTAGTGGTTTGCGTCAGGTCTCTAAGATGTCTAAATCGGTGCGTGATCGTTTGAAGATCAACCGTAACGAAATCATCGACTTGCCGAGCAACAGCCGAGCTGTTCCGCTTGCGTCTGATCTGCACAGCCTAGATGGTTATCAAAGTGACTTGGCTATTATTGATGAGTTCGCCTTAGCTCGTACTGATGAGATTCTACGAACACTAAAATCAGGCCAGATCAACAGCGACAACAGTTTGCTAGCCGTCATCTCGACCACGGGGCCAGACCTGAATGGCCCTATGTATAAAGAATATAAATTCGTCTCCAAAATCTTAACCGGTCGCGAACAAGCAGATCGGTATTTTATTGCCATTTTTGAGCAAGACAGCAAGGATGAAGCCTTTGCACCAGAGACTTGGGAGAAGTCAAATCCACTACTGGCTAATGCTGAAAGAGCAAAGACAATGCGGCCTAGCTTGCAAGCTGATGTTGATCTAGCAGCCAAGCAAGGAACCCTGCGGCCAATTCTCGTCAAGAACTTCAACATGTGGCAATCAGCCAGAGCAGACAGTTATATCAGTCTTGACGACTGGGAGAAAGCCACTATCGAGCCACCAGACACTAGAGAAAAGGACGTGTATATCGGGCTTGATCTCTCTAAGTCTAGCGACCTGACCAGTATCTCGTGGTTAGTTCCAGAAGATGGCTACCTGTATGCTGACAGCCATTCATTCGTGGGGACGAAGTATGGACTGGAAGAAAAGATCAAGCGTGATGGGTTCGATTACATCAGTGGTGCTAGTCGTGGCGAATGTAGCATTACCAAACTGGAAAGCGGCATGATCGACTATGACGAAGTGCTACGCTTCATTCTCGACCTGATCGAGCGTAACCAGTGGAACGTGCGTGCCATCTGTTATGATCCCTTCGCCATGGGCTACCTGATTCCAGAATTTGAAAAACGCGATTTGCCACTGCTTGAGGTGCGACAAGGTGTTAGAACACTTTCAATTCCGACAACTCGTTTTCGTGATGATCTCTTCAATGGCCAGTTAAAGCACCCTGATAATCAGTTACTGGCCTATGCGGTCAACAACGCTATTCTGAAATATGACGCTAATAACAATCCAATTATCGATAAGGCCCACAACGCTACGAAGATTGATCCCGTAGCCGCACTGATGAACGCTTACACAATTGCAATGGATCAAAACAAGGAAAGCGAGGTAGCAGACAATGACTTTTATTCGAGCGATGACTTTGGTTTTTAATGTGCAGACCGTGCTGTTAATACTGGGACTGATCTGTATGGTTGCCGGGATCTGGTGGCTGTTCGGGTTTGGCGTTGGTATGTTAGCAGTCGGCACGGCCCTGATCTCCGTCGCAGTCATCATCAACTTTAACAAAGGGAGGTGAAACAATGAGCTTTTTCACGAATAGCGCGACACAACCACGCGATGACAACAGCGACCCGTTCTTAGATGCGCTTGTCAGCATGACCAGCAACGACAGCGGCTTATATGTGGGGATTGGTGCTTTACGTAATTCGGACGTGTTTACGGCCGTGCGCGTGATTGCCAGTGATCTTGCAACAAACCCGATTGAGTACAGTGACAAGCGTATCAGCGTGCTCCTTAACAAGGCACCCAATGACCACATGACCGCGTGGGCGTTCAAGTTTGCCCTAGCTGCTAACATGTTGCTGAATGGTAACAGCTTTGCACGGGTTACTAAGAACCCTAGCGGACAGGTCACTGGCTTCGAGTTAGTCCCCAACAGTCAAATGGTGGTTAAACAAGATAATACGACCGGCATTATCAGCTACGAATACACGCCTGACAGCGGCCGCTCACAGCGTTTAAATGCCAGTGAGGTCTTACACTTCAAGTGCTTCACACAAGACGGTTACAAAGGACTATCGCCACTTTATAGCCTTCATGATGAGGTCGGGGTACAAAAGTCTGGGCATGCGTTGCTGAAAGGTTTCTTTAACTCAGGTGTCCAAGGGACAGGCATTCTTAAGGTCAACAAGACCCAGTTAGACACCAAGGCCAAAGAAAACATCCGCAATAAATTTGAAGCTGCCAACAGTGGTGATAATGCCCTCAAGACCATCATTCTCGACAATGATATGGATTACAAGCAACTCGAAGTTAATACTGACGTGCTGAATCTAGTCAATTCTAGCGACTGGACAACGAAACAGATTGCCAAAGCGTTCGGGTTGCCACTGGATCGGCTGGGTATCGAAAGCGAGCACTCTAATGCCGTACAGTCTAACGTGATGTACTTGCAAAACACGCTGATTCAGCATTTTACCTGCTTCACAAGTGAGATGGATGCCAAACTGTCCACAGGTGACAACCGGTTCAGCTTCAACACTGACAAGCTGTTTTCAGCGGACCCAGCCACGATGCAAGAACTAGCAGTTAAGGGGCTGCAAGGCGGTGTTCTAACCACTAATGAAGCACGAGCCAAGTTAAACCTGCCACCAATTCCCGGCGGAGATGAAATTATGGCCAGTCTGAACTACACGCCACTAAGCAACCTGACAAGCTATCAAAACACAAGACAAAGGAGTGATCCAGAAAATGAATCAAGATGACGTAGAAAAACGTCTGAATCCTAACGCTGGTCTAACTGCCAAAGCAGACGACAGCCAAGGACAAGACGATCCAGTCACAAAGAAACAGGACGACACCACTAACGGTCCAAAGAAACTAAGTGGTTATGCAGTAGTTTTCAATAGCCCAAGTAAAGACCTCGGTGGCTTTAAAGAAGTCGTTGATCCGCACGCATTCGACCACGTGGACTTATCAGACGTCTATATGGTTTCAAACCATGATTTTAGCCAAGTCTTAGCCAGCACCAAGGCCGGAACCTTGACCTTAAACGTGGATGATAAAGGCTTGCAGTTTGAAGCAACCTTACCCGATACGACCACAGCCAGTGATGCTTATAACAACGTCCAAGCTGGTAATCTATCAGCCATGAGTTTTACTTTCAATGCTGCGCCAGACGGTGACACGTTCACTAAAGACGACAGCGGACAAGTCATTCGTACCATCAAGCAAGTAAAGAGCTTGTTTGACGTCTCACTGGTAGCTATTCCAGCGTATGACGATACCAACGTCCAAGTGGACAAACGCAGCTACACTGAATGGTTGAAAGACCATGTAGAAGATCCAGAACAGCAACTATCACCAACCGAAAAACGAAAGGGAGTCAATCACATGACCGAAAAAACTATTATTGATAAAGAAGAACATACCGAATCTCGCGCTTACGAAGACTACATCCGCAGCATGGGTGAACAACGTGACGGCTTGACCACGACCACCGCTGGTGCAGTCGTTCCTAAAGAAGTTATCAATGACGTTTGGGACTTAAAGCAATCAGATTATGACTTGGCTAAATACGTCACTGTGAAGCAGGTCGGTACCCCAGTCGGCACCTATCCGATTGCCCTCACTAACAATGGCGTCTTAGCCACCAAGAAAGAACTTGAAGACGTGGCCGATGTTGACGCCAATATGTTTAAAGGCGTTGACTACAAAGTTGCTACCCGTGCTGGCAAGATTTATCTGTCTAATGAACTGGTAGAAGACAGTGAAGTTGATATTGTTGCCGAGGTTAAGAATCAACTCAAGAAGTTGGTACAAAACACGGACAACAGTAACATTATCAGTGTTCTGACTGGCAAGTCCACTACCGGTGATAACTTCAAGCACCTCACTGGTACTGGTCTCGATGACCTCAAGAAAACCTTCAATATTGAGTTGGACCCAGCACTGTCCTTGTCTGTTATCGTCAATCAGGACGCTTTCAACTACCTTGATACCTTGAAAGACAGCCAAGGCCGCTACTTGTTACAACCGTCCATCACGGCACCATCAGGCAAGCAACTGTTTGGGGCACCGGTGATCGTGGTTGCTAACAAAGTATTGCCGACTGATAAGGTAGGCACCTATCGAATCATCATCGGGGACTTTTCTCAGGCAATTTTCTTAGCCCAGAAGAACGAAGTTAACACCCAATGGGAACGCTTCGATAGCTATTCTCAGGGCTTGGCTGTTGTCATCCGCAACGACTATGAAGTGGTTGATCCAGATGCTGCTCGAATTGTTGACATCACACCGGTAAAGGCCTAAGAGCATAATTTAGTGGGGTGTGCCTTTGGGTACGCCCCTATTTTTATATAGGAGATGAGCATATGAGTGTTACCACAGAAGATCTAAAGAGAGCACTGCGCATTAGTCACAGCGAAGATGATGCTATGTTGTCAGCCTACTTGTTGACGGCAAAGCAGTTCGTGATTAGCGCGGTTGACCAGACCCTTACGGATGAAAACTTTGGAGATGATCCTCGTTTTGACTTTGCTGTCTCGTTGTTAGCACAACACTGGTATATTAACCGTGGTGTCGATGGGGCAACGTATGTACCAGATAGCGTTGTGAGCATGATTCAGCAATTGCGAGGTGTTGACTATGCCACTGGTAAATAGCATCAGCCAACTGAATGAACCCATTACTTTAGTGAGCTACACGATGGGTAATGTAAATGGGGTTCCTGTGAGCAACGTCAGGAAAGAGCACTTCACGACATGGGCACTTGTGTTAAGCCAATATTTAAGCGAAGTGAGGGCGTCAGTTGGGACGAAGCTCGAAGATACGGTGACCTTTGTTGTTCGGTATGATCAGCCAGAAACTATCCTTAACTCATGGCGCATTGAATGGCAGGGAAAGCAGTACGACATTGTGAAACTGACACCGGACACAGCCAAAAAACAATGGACAACAATCATAGGAAAACCAGTTGCCAATAAATAAGTATTAACTTATAATTAGGATAGTCCTAGGCGATAAGCGGGCAGAACCGTTTTAACCGACGCACGGCATAGCTAACCGGTGGCGCATTTTATAGACCAAGTCAGATTGATTTCTCGTAGCAAGTGAAGAGCATTCCTCAACCCTCGCTGATACGATAGTCATAGTTTTCCTTGACTTGTTTCATTGTTTTTCATCTAAAGTAGCAATATCATTGGGCAAAGCGGGCAGAGATGCCCGTTTTTTGTGTGCTGAGAGACGCATTCTGATGCACGCTGAACAAGAGTAACTTGAGGAATGGTTGTCGCGAACTGCGATAACCATGTAAAAAGGGGGTCATCAATTTGGTGACCCCCTCCGTAGTTCAATGACTGTTTCGATAATATCTAAATAGCTAACAGAGTCCGAATTTCGTGCCTTGTTGACCAGGTACCAAATTGAGACTTGCTAAATTAATTACATACAAATATCTAAAATTGAAGACCTACTTCAGGCCTAAAATATTACGAGTTTTCTTGTCGAACTTGTCAATTTCTTTCTTAATTGTTTCACCCAACTCCCTATCTTCCTTAATACTATTATCTATGTCTGTTTGACGGTCATCCGCAAAGCGTACACCCCTATCAAGACAATAATTATACCGCTGGTATAGTAGCTCAATAATATTATTGATGTTGTCAACCATATCTGTTGGAACAAACAATTCTGATTCAAGAAAATAACTGCTAATCCTATCTATATCCGGACCAATGCTGGATAAGATTTTATCCGGAAGCGAGTGATCTAAGCTGGTAAAGTCCATTTTTCTAGCTATAGATTTTACCTTGGTCAATAAAACTATCAACACTTTAGATTTATTTTTATGTAAATCAAGATTCTCTTGAAATTGTTGATCCATTTTTTGAAGTTTTTCTTTATACTGAGCTTCGTTGCGACTCAACTTTAGTTCAAACTCTTGATCAACCTTTGATTGTCTTTTATCAAGGCTAGATTGGTAATGTTTTAACAAATAATCAGGAACTTTGAACCACGTAAATACGTTATAAATAAAGATAGCACCGAATGCAAACCAAGATATCAT